GATCGCCTTTATATTTATGCGGGTTCTTTACCTTGTATTTTCCTTTCCAAGCCATTATGTGCCCTTATAAATAGAACTAGTAAAAAGCATTCAATAAGGTATTTATATGTCAGTTCCATCGGAAGTAATAGAAAAAGCAAAAAAAGATATAGAAGCTGGCACAAAGTCTGCTTTAGTCTTCCCTGAAGATCTAAGGGCTGCCCCGTATTACATGATCTTTACGCCAATAAAGTATTCTAAAACTTCGACGCTGGGCGACATATCTTTGGATCAAGTAGTCAATACCGAAGAAGATAGACAGTTTGACGTCAATAGTTTCAGCACTATTTTTAGCGGTCAACGAAGAGGATCATCGCCAAGAACACACTAGCATCAGTCATAGCTTTGAATCGGGGCAGTTGATAGCATTGCCGTTGCCGTCGCAACTGAACGATAATCTTTCTATATCTTTTAGTCGCCACTGATCTTGGTCTGACAGCTGCGGGATTTCAAGCTGGACAAGCTATTGGCAACGGTACAGCAGGACTTGATTCTACTATAGATACTGTTGCGTATGCTGCGCGTGTTATGTCGCAGTTATCTGAAGGGGTAAACACGGCTCTCAACTTATTAGCTGGCAACGTCCCTAATCCTTATTCTGTTTTGACATTCAAAAACGTAGAACAAAGATCATTTGATTTTGATTGGGTTTTTGTACCTAGAAATCAAAAAGAAAGTTTGATGATTCGTGAGATTATCAACACAATAAGATATCTGGCGTTACCAGATCAAAACTCACTGTTTTTAGAGTTTCCATATGAATGGGAAATACAGTTTGTTGGAACAACTTTCTTACATTCTTTTTCACGTGGCTATATCACTGATCTCAAGGTTGAGTACGGTTCTTCTGGCGGTATTTCATTCTTTCCACAGCCAGACGGCGACGGCGCTCCTTCTCAGGTCAAGTTTTCATTTTCGTTCAAAGAAATATATCCATTGAACAAGACACTGATTACGGCTGACAACAAATCTATGTATCCAGAGCCAGATTTTATTAAAAATCTTAATCTAAAAGAAAGAGCGATAGAATCTCTGAACACCAGAGTGATAACTATACCAGAGCAACAAGCAGAAAGTATAAATCGAGCAGCAAAAAAGGCAAACGAAGCGACGGGATATGTTCCGAAAGTCGGCGGCTTCACGTAGGAATAATATATGTCTAGTAAATATTTTAAGAACTTTCCTCTCATAGAATACAACGGCACAGCAGTTAGAAATATTCTGCTGAAAACTTCTATACTCAACGAAGTGTTCTTTGATGAGACTAACTTTTATGATTACCTTGTAGAAGACGGCGAAAAGGCTGTCCACGTCGCGTTCAACTATTACGACTCTGTAGATTATGTATGGTTAGTATATCTTTCTAATAAGATTAAAGATCCCTATTTTGATTGGCATCTATCAAACGAAGAGTTTGAAGCGTTCTTGGCTAAAAAATACGGCTCTGTCACAGAAGCGTTACAAGAGGTAGTTGAGTGGAACTTGGTGGTAGATGGTGAAATAGTTTCTACTGTTTCTCCGAGAACTAAGCAATATTATGACGAAGAAGCTCAACTACCAGAAGAGTTTGTGTTCCAAGCGGTTTACGCCTATGATGTAGAGTTTAGTAAAAACGAAGCGAAACGCAGAATAAAACTAATCGATAAAAGATACGCAGCAAGAATATCTAATGAGCTAGAAAAGGCGCTTAGTCAATAATGATATTAGTCGACAAAGATAGAGTTTCACAACATGTTATTGGTCTACGGCTGATCCGAAGAACAGGTCTGGACGTCATTGCGTATGACATAGATTTAAACGTATCAATGGTTAGTGTTTCACAAGCACTTTCTATGAAATCTATGTTTCTAAAAATGCTTTTTCAAGACGGTGTCGGCTTGATAGAATCTGGTTCAATCACGGTAGGTGATATTGTAGAGTTGACTCTATACCGAGACGAAGACGACGAAACAAAAATAGTACAAGAGTTTCGTATTGTAGATATGTCTGGTTTGAAACAAACAGATAATACTAAAATGTCGCAGGTAGCTATTCATGCTGTTAGTAATCCTGCCTACATCAATCGCGCGTCAAGAATATCTAGAAGTACAAACGGTCAAGTTTCTGCGATTGTGTTTCGTTTGTTAAGTGAAGATCTAAAGATACCGTACAGAAAAATAGACATAGAGCCTACTAAAAACGCAACTAGTATCATTTTCAATAAAACGTCACCATTCGATGCTCTTGCGCAACTAGAAGAAAGAGCCATTTCATTTAATGGTTCGATTAAAGATAATCTATACTTTTTGTTTGAAACACCAAAAGGTTTTACTTTTTCTTCTGCGAGAAGATTGGTTAACAAAGGTTATAAGTTTATCTATAATCAATATCCGTCTGCTACACCAACTGACGATCAAGATGATTACTATCGCATTCAACACTTCGAACAACCAAACTTCGCCAACGCAAAAGATTTAGCAGAGAAAGGGGTTTTGGAAAACGAAGTAGTTTTGTTTGATGTTTTGAATCGCAAGATAGATTCTTATGATTTTGTTTTTGAAGAAGACAAGAAAGATATTTTGTTGTTAGGAAAACATACAGTTTCAAACTATAAAACTATCTCTGACGAGATCTCAAAATACACGAAGACAAACTCTTCGTTTGATAAGAAAACTAATGTTAGTATATTTCCTTCGGAAGAGTCGTTCGAGCGAATTGAATGGAAAGACAAGAAGCACTCAGCTGCTAAAGCGCAACTAGAACTTCTACGACAAAACAAAATAACTCTGAAGATTCTAGGCAATCACGAAGTGATGGCTGGGGATGTGATGAGGTTGATCGTACCGTCGAAGTTTATGACAGATAACGAAGAACCACGCGAAGATAGATTATATACTGGTGACTATTTAGTAGCAGCAGTGAGACATGACATAGCAGTCGGTTCTAACTTTTTTACAATTGTTGACTTATACAAAGACGCTCTTGAACTGAAGGCGGAGAATCTATAATGCGTAGAGATCTAAAAGAAACTCCGTTTGGAAATCTGATTTGGTTCGTCGGTGTCATTGAAGATATAAACGATCCACTAAAAACCAACCGTGTCAGAGTACGTTGTATCGGATTTCATAGCGATAACAAAGCAGAAATACCAACTGATACGTTACCTTGGGCACCACTAGTAAACACGGGTATGGCTACTAGCGCACCTAACTTTACAAACGGCGAGTGGGTGATCGGATTCTTTCTAGACGGCAACAAAGCACAGTCGCCTGTTGTTTGGGGTACGATGACTGGTATTCCATCTTCTGCCGCCGATCCATCAAGAGGCTTCAACGATCCAAACGGCGTTTATCCAAGAAACATTGGCGTCCCGACTAACTCAGAACTTGCTAGAAATGAACTGACGGGCGAAGATCCGATCACGCTTTCTCGTAATAGTGTAAAGAAAGGTGTACGAAAAGCAAACGGCGGATCGTGGGACGAACCTAGCTCTGCTTATAACGCAGTTTATCCTAACAACCACGTTATTGAAACGGCTGGCGGTCACTTCGTAGAGATAGATGACACAAGCGGCGCAGAGCGATTACACGTCTATCACAAAGCTGGTACGTTCGTTGAAATGTATCCCGACGGCAAAATAGTGTTTCGTTCAAAGGGAAGTTCTACCGAGATTGTCTACGATAATAAAAACATTTATATTTCAGGTGATTGTAGCATTTCAGCAGACGGTAATGTAAATATTCTATCTGGTAAGACAACAAACATTGAAACTGGTGGTGACGTGAACTGGAAAGTGGGCGGCAAGTTTACACTTGAAGCTCCTATCGTTGACGTGAGCGCTTCTGGTTCATTCAATCTGAAGTCAGGTACGACTACGCTCGACGCTTCTGTATTGAACTTGAAGTCTTCTGGCGCGATAGACGTAAACGCAGGTGGCAAACTCAGCTTTACTTCTGCTTCTGTTTCTGCTTCGCGCGGCGCAGCTCCGTTGCTTTCATAAGGTGAGCCATGAACATATATTACGAAGAAACAGATACAGTTATACCTAGATTAGATTACATTCAGCCTAAAGTTTCTGGATTATTAGGTGAACCGTTTTTTGATAGTTCGTTCGTTCTTTCGCCGCAACCAGAAGCAGACGCTGCTGTTGTCTTGCCTAGAGATGTTCTAAACACATACTCTTTGTTTCTTTCTAGTTATACGGCTAATCCTAACGCCTATAGAATGCGCTCAGAAGCGGTAGCTAGTGGAAATATAAAAACGCGCGTTTTTACAATATTTCAAATCTAACGCTAGACGATTTACAGACAAAAACTCCGTACTACTAAACTAATAGATTTAGCAAGGTCTGTTTAACGTATTGATAGAAGAATCAAAGCTGGGTTGTTGGATAGAAACTGGCACGAACAGAAATCTCAGCAACAAAAATATTCTAAGAATGTTTGCTGACTTGGGTTACGATATTAGACAAGCACCTTTCAATAGCGATCAGTTTCCGTGGGATATGGTGTTTGTAAACTGGTGTTTGAAAAGAGCAGGTTTCAAGTATACAAACTCATTCGATGCGTTTGACATAAAAAATAGAACAGATGCTTGGGAAGCTACAGAAGTTCCTATTTCTGAAGCCAGAAGAGGCGATATCTGTTTCTGGGATTACGGTCACGTCAACTTTGTGAGTGATGTTCTAGAGAATGGCAAACTAACTTTCATAGGTTCTTGCCAGTGTACTTCTTACGAACCACACAGAGGCTCCATCACGATTTCGTGGGAGTCTGGCTATGACGTTATAAATAATGACGGTACTCTTATTGCCGTATTTCGACCAAAAAGTATATAAAAAAGACTAAATAGGTAAACAAATGTCACAGGTAAAACTACCAACTTTTTCTGACGTATCGGCTAACTTTACAAAAAGTATTGTGTCTGGTGATGTCGTAAGAACGATAGACTCAGAAGCCGTAAAACGCTCAATCAGAAATCTTATTTTTACTAAAAAATACGAAAGATTGATAGATCCGAAGATCGGCGCTGACATTGAGTCTTTTCTTTTTGAACCCATTGACGCAATCACAACGATGTCGATCAAAAAAGCAATAGAAACGACATTGAAAAACTACGAACCGAGAGCTAGTATACAAGAAGTTTTAGTACAAGCTGACTACGATAGACAAAGATACAACGTCTCGATAAGATTCAGTTTATTGAACTCTTCGGTTCAAAACACAGTAGAACTATTTTTAGATAGGATCCGATAATGGCAGCTAACGGCTTTATCAATACATCGCAGCTTGATTTGGCGGCATATAAAACCAGTCTGAAGAACTACCTTTCTTCGCAACAACAGTTTCGTGACTACGACTTTGAAGGTTCAAACCTTTCAGTGTTACTTGATATTCTAGCGTACAACACATTTCAAAACGCTAGTTTATCTGAATATGATCGGTAGTGAGATGTTCTTAGATACCGCACAACTACGTGATTCTATCGTTTCACACGCAAAAGAACTGAACTATATTCCAAGATCGCGTTCTAGTTCTAGAATAAAACTAAGAGTTCAAGTAAATAGCCCTGCTGGTAATCCCGATACTGTTATTTTACCAAGCGGTTTTGCTATCAACGGTCGTACAACAAATAATCAAGACATCTATTTATTTGTGACTGATTCACCAATAGTTCTCACTAGAGCTAGTAACTACACAGCAGTTGTAGACTTCTATCAAGGAACTAGCGTAGTAGAAGCATTTGACGCTGGTAACGCTTTACTTAGATCACAAGATATAGACACTAGTTCTATTAGAGTTTTTGTCAAACCCAACGCGTCGTCACCCGATACAGTCGAGTGGCGTAGATCAGACAGCTTATTTGGATTGTCTGGGAACGATGAAGTATACTTCTTACAAGGCGCGGAAGACTTCAAATACGAAATCACATTCGGTAACGGAGTTGTTGGTAAAGCTCTGGAATCTACTAATCTAATAATCGTTACTTATAGAGAAACCGTGGGTGAATTAGCTAACGGTATTCGTGTTTTCTCTGCTTCTGATACTGTAAATGGCGCTTCTGTTTCTCTTTCTTTGATCAATCCTACTGATAAATCTGAGGGCGGTTCTTTCGAGGAATCGGATGAGTCAATTCGTTTCAACTCTACTCGTTATTTCCAGACACAAGAAAGAGCTATCACATCGTCAGACTTTGTGACTCTAATCAAGGCGAACTTTCCTTCGCTTAGAACTGTAATCGCATACGGTGGCGAAGAAGCAACTCCGCCACGTTTTGGTAAAGTTATTATTTCAGCCATCCCGTTCGAGGGCACGGTTATTTCTGACCCACTAAAAGAAAGAATTCGTGAGTTTTCTAAATCAAGAACTACATTGTCAATCGATCCGATTGTGATCGATCCCGATTTCTTATACGTTGAAGTAAATACAATAGCTAAGTACAGTATTTCTCGTACAATCAAGACTCAAAGAAGAAATATCTGCGTTGGTGAGACAAGCGTATTCAAGATTACTACAGACGTAAAATCTAAGAGTAGTTTGGTTCTAGACTATTCGCTTCTACTAAACTAATAGGTTACATTGACGACGCCGATAC